CATCGGCGCAGCGACGGGGCAGCACCGATCTGGACGCTCCAATATTGAAGACGGCATAGCAGCATGACATCGGGAAGAAAACCAACGCCAACCGCTTTAAAGCTGGTCAAGGGCAACCCCGGCAAGCGACCCCTTAACAAGCGTGAAGCGCGCGTGAAGGCATCGCAGCCGACCGCGCCTGCATTCTTGAATGACGATGCAAAGGTCGAGTGGTCGCGCGTTGCTGGAATCCTGTTTGATGCTGGGCTGATGACGGAAATTGACCGCGCCGCGCTGGCCGCATATTGCCAAGCGTACGGACGATGGGCAGAAGCCGAACGCGCATTGGCGCGCATGGCTGCGAAGGACGAAGCAAACCGCGCCCTGATGGTTAAGACTGTCAGCGGCAATGCGATCCAAAACCCGCTTGTCGGGATCGCTAACAAAGCCAAGGCCGACATGATGCGGTATGCAGTCGAATTCGGCATGACCCCTTCGGCGCGGTCCAAGGTCACGGCAGGCGATCCAGATGCAAGCGCAGACCCGGCGCAGGAATTCTTCGCTTAACCGATGCCGCGTAAAACCGTCGATGACCCGGCAACCAACTTTGCGCGGGAAGTATGCAGCGGCAAACGCATAGCAGGGCCAGACATTCGCGCAGCTTGCGCGCGCCATCTGCGCGACCTGAAAGATGGACCGGCGCGCGGGCTGGTTTGGGATATCGAGGAATCGAACAAGGCGCAGCGGTTTTATAGCAGCGTCCTAAAACTGAACGGGGGCGACTACGAGGGCAAGCCCTTTGTGCTGCTGCCGTGGCAAGCCTTCATTGTCGGTTGCCTGTTCGGATGGAAGGCGGCAGACGGTTACAGGCGCTTTCGTGTCGCCTATGTCGAAACCGGCAAGGGCAGCGGCAAAAGCCCATTGGCTGCGGGCGTCGGCCTTAAAGGGTTGACTGCTGATGGCGAGTCCCGCGCAGAGGTCTATGCGGCAGCGACAAAAAAAGATCAGGCGATGATCCTTTTCCGCGATGCTGTGGCGATGGTTCAGCAGTCGCCAGAACTGGCAAGGCGTTTGAAAACCAGCGGGGCCGGGCTGAATATCTGGAATCTCGCATACCTGCAAACAGGGTCATTCTTTCGCCCGATTAGTTCAGACGATGGGCAAAGCGGTCCCCGTCCGCACATGGCTTTGATTGACGAGGTACACGAACACAAAACGAACTTCGTAGTTGAGATGATGCGCGCGGGTACGAAGTCCCGAAAGCAGGCGCTTATCTTCATGATTACAAACAGCGGCGGCGACCAAACGGGGCCGTGCTGGGCATACCACGAATACGGAAGCCGGGTTGCTTCTGGCGAGATTTTGGACGATGGTTTTTTTGCGTTCATCTGTTCGCTGGACGAAGGCGACGACCCGATACAGGATGAATCCTGCTGGTACAAATCGAACCCTTCTTTGCAGGATGCAGACCTGCCGGGGGTGAAGTATCTACGCGAGCAGGTGACAGAAGCGCGCGGGATGCCAAGTAAAGAAGCGATGGTGCGCCGCCTGAATTTTTGCCAATGGACCGGCGCGGAAAGTCCGTGGCTCTCGGCAGATGTCTGGAAGGGCGCGGCGCGTGAATACGATTGGCGGCAGCTTCGCGGGCGGCGCGCTTATGCTGGCCTTGACCTGTCAAGCACGACTGACCTAACCGCGCTTGTGTTCCTCGTTGAACCCTTGTTGGATGGCGAGCCGTGGCTACTGGTGCCGTTCGCTTGGTTGCCCGAAGAAGGGCTGCAACGCAAGGCGGAGAATGACCGCGTGCCGTATGTCCAATGGCAGGCGATGGGCTACCTTGAAACGACGCCGGGGCGCGCTGTCAGCAAGCGAAGCGTGCTGCAAAGGCTTGTTGCCTTGTGCGAGTTCTTCGAAGTGATCGCGGTTGCGTATGACCGTTGGCGCATGGCTGATCTTGTGTCTATGGCGAGTGATGACGGGATTACCCTGCCCCCGATGGTCGAGTTCGGACAGGGGTATAAAAGTATGTCGCCTGCTGTCGAAGCGTTCGAAGAAGCCCTGTTGAATGGGCGTCTAGTGCATTCGAATCATCCGGTTCTGAACTGGTGCGCTAACAACGCTGTTACGACTAGCGATGATGCAGGCAACCGCAAGCCGTCGAAGGAAAAGGCGAACGGGCGCATTGATGCCATCGTGGCTGCAATCATGGCCGTTGGCATTCAGTCTGCCGACATCGAGCAGCCGCTAGACCTGACGGACTTTCTGAACAACCCGATTTATTCCTGATGCGATGGCTGACACGATAGCGACGACATTTTGTGCAGATACCGAAAGGATGCTGCGCGCCCTTGGCGTCGATGCTCGCAACGTTACGCGCGTCACGCTGGACCTGCTGCCCGCTTCTGTCGTCATGCTGACCGTTGAGCGCGCCGTGACAGAACGCCAAGTGGCAGCGCTTGCAGGCGTGCTGGAAGCAGAACCGCTTAAACCTATTAAACCTTAACGGGACCAATGGCGACTTTTATAAACACTCTGCGGCGCTGGTGGGGTGGCGCAGGCGCTATTGGGGAACACAAAGGCGCACAGAACGGCGCGCCGTCTGCCGCCCTAGTAGCAGACACCGCGAACCTTGGGACCGATGGCGCATTGCAGATTAGCGCTGTTTGGGCCTGCATCGAGCGCCGCGCATCTGTGATTGCTTCCCTGCCCTTCTTCGCATATGAGACTGCGAACGGGCAAAAGGAATTGGCGCGCGCTTCGCGGCTTTATGCGCTGCTGCATGAATCGCCTAATAGCCGCATGACGCCGTTTGAGTTTTGGCGCGCAATGGTCATGAATCATGACTTGCGCGGCAATGCCTATGCGCGCATCGAGCGCGACGATGCAGGCGAAGCGCTGGCGTTGTGGCCGATGCCTTCGGATCAAGTCTGCGCGGTTGTTCTGGATGATGGCGCGATGGTCTATGAATACCGCTTGGACGGCGCAACTGTCATTCTTGCAGAAGCAAACGTGCTGCACTTGAAGAACCTTGGCAACGGGACTGTCGGCCTGTCCAAGCTGGAATTCATGCGCGCGACGACTGACGAAGCAGCGAAGGCGCAAGGGGCAGCAAGCAAAATCTTTGGCAACGGCGGCAAGCCAACTGGCGTGCTGATGGTTGATAGCGTCTTGAAGCCGGAGCAGCGCGCGCAGATTCAGGAACGGTTTGCCGAAATGGCGCAGGGCGTAACGTCGCGCTTGTATGTCCTAGAAGCGAATATGAAATATCAGCAGCTTTCGCTTGCGCCCGAAGATATGGAATTGTTGGACACGCGCCGCTTTGCGGTCGAGGAAATCTGTCGTTGGTTTGATGTGCCGCCCGTGCTGGTCCATCACTCTAACGTCAGCACTTGGGGCAGCGGCATTGAACAAATCGTGGACGGCTTTTACAAGCTGACGATTCGGCCGCTGCTGGTATCCATCGAGCAGGCGATTAGAAAGCAAGTCATGACGCCACGGCAGCGCGTCACGATGTCTGCCGAATTCGCAATGGATGCCCTTCTGCGCGGCAGCTTGAAAGACCGAATGGATGTATACGCGCGAGCCGTGCAGAACGGACTTAAAACGCGCAATGAGTGCCGCCAGCTTGAAAACGATCCGCCGCTTGATGGCGCAGACGAACTGACGGCGCAAACCAACCTTGCCCCGCTGTCGATGCTTGGCAAGGTAAGCAGCGGCGCAGCAGACAGCGCGCCGCCGATTCAACAGTGAAGGGCCAGCCATGCTAGTTAAAAAAATGCTTGCGCTTGAAGGCGTCGATTTGAAGATGGACGGGGACACCGGCAAATTTTCGGGTTATGCGTCTGTGTTCGGCGGCGTCGATTCTTACGGTGACACGATCATGAAAGGCGCGTTTAAAAACACGCTGCGCGAGAACGGCAACCCGAAGATGTTTTTCAATCACGATTGGTCTATGCCGATCGGCAAATGGATTTCAGCGAAAGAGGACGACCACGGCTTATTCGTGGAAGGCGAACTGACGCCGGGGCTTTCGCTGTCGGCTGATGTTCAAGCCGCGCTGCGGCATGGGACGCTGGACGGGCTTTCAATCGGCGGCATGTTGAAGAAGGGCGATTATCAGGAAACCGAAACCGGGCGAATGATTCGCAAATGGTCTTCGCTTATGGAAGTCTCGCCCGTGGTCTTCCCTGCTGACGGGGCCGCACGTATCGACCTGTCGAGCGTCAAGAGCATCGAACTAATCGAGGACATCGCAGCGATTGAAACGCTGCGCGATTTTGAAGGCTGGTTGCGGGATGCAGCGGGCCTTAGTAAAGGGGCAGCGCAAGCGTTGACTGCCCGCGCCAAGGCAGTTCTTAACCTGCGGGATGCAGGGGACAGCGAAGCCGAAGCGAAAGCCGCAGAAGACCTTGCAGCGCGCATCACGCGCCTTGGGGATTTCTGCCGGTAACGCGCATTCCGCAAAACAGCAAGCCGCCATCAGGGCGGCTTTTTTTATACCTGAGAGGATTATATGGACATCGTGATTAAAGCCATTGAAGGCGTCGAAGCCAAGCTGTCGGAAATGTCGAAGAAGGCGGAAGCCGAATTCGCCAATATGGGCAAAGTGTCGGAAGACACTAAGACCGCAATTGATACGCTGGGCATTGAGCAGCGCACCCTTGCCGACCGCCTGCTGAAACTGGAACAGAAAGGCACGGCGCAAGGCGAAGACAAAGGCGGCAATCTGTCGTCGTGGGGTAAGCAGTTCGTGGGCGGCGAATCGTACAAAGCCTTTGCAGGCGGTCATGCGCAAAAGGCGCGCGTCGAGGTCAAGAATACCCTGACCGGCAGCGCAACGACTGTGCAGGTTGACCGCAAGCCCGGCATCGTTCCCGGCCTTGCCCAACCGCTGACCTTGGAAGCATTCCTGCCGACCCTGCCGACTTCCAGCAATGCGGTTGAATTCGTGCGCGAAAACGTCTTCACCAACAATGCTGCCGAAGTTGCCGAAGGCGCGACCAAGCCGGAATCTAGCATCACTTTTTCGCTGGTCAATCAGCCGGTTTCGACTGTCGCCCATTGGCTGAAAATCTCGCGCCAACTGGCAGCAGATAATGCAGCGCTGGCCGCATACGTCGATACCCGCCTGACCTATGGCGTCAATCTGCGCGTTGAACAGCAGCTTGTTAGCGGCGACGGTGCCGCGCCGAATATCAACGGCTTTATGGCTGCTGGTAACTTCACCGCGCACGGCTACAACGCTGCTGCCTTGGGTTCGACCCTTGCCCGCCTTGTCCTGATTCGCAAAATGATTGCGGATTGCTGGATCGCAGGCGCTCCGGCTGATGGCATCGTGATGAACCCGATTGATTGGGCAAACATCGAAATTGACCTGATTACGACCAATGCAGGCCAAAACCTGTATAGCGTCAACGAAGCTGGTCAAGCACGCCTGTTCGGCCTGCCGGTGATCCAGACTATCGGCATGGCTGCTGATAAGGTCGCGGTCGGCGCATTCTCGCAAGGTCTGACCAAGTACGACCGTGAAGGCGTGGTGGTCGAAATGTCGGAAAGCGACGGCGACAACTTCACCCGCAACCTGATTACCATTCGCGCTGAACGCCGCCTTGCACTCGCCAACGAGCGCCCGGCCGTTATCCGCGCTGGTGATCTGACCCCGGCTTAATGGGGCATGGGGGCAGCGTTCGCGCGCTGCCCCTTTTCTTTGGGGGCTTGAATGAATCTTGTAACGCTAACGATTCGCGGGACTGTGGTTACGTCGCGTTATGGCGTGCTCGCGTCTGGCGATGTCCTGCGGACGGATGCCGAGTATGCGCGCCATTTGGTCGAAGACTGCAAAGCAGCAGAATATGCCGACGCCAAGCGCGCCGAAGCGGACGAACCCAAGGCCGCGCCGCAGGCGCAGCCGCAAGCCAAGCAGCGAAAAAGCCGAGGTTAAACCGTGCTTAAAACCGTAACTGGTGCGACCGTCGAGCCGCTTACTTTGGCAGAAGCCAAGCTGTTTTTGCGCGTCGATGCTGACGCCGATGACACGCTGATTAGCGCCCTGATTTCGGCAGCGCGCGAGTACGCAGAACACTATACGCAGACGACCCTTGCAAGCGTGGTTTATGAGCTTGCGCTAGATGCCTTCCCAATGGATGCAATCAACCTGCCGAACGCTGCAAGCGTGACAGTTGAAAGCGTCAAATACACGGACACGGCAAGCGCAGAACAGACCTTGGACCCTGCTGCCTATGTGCTGTCGGACTACGGCATGACCCCTTTTATCTATCCGCTGCAATCGTGGCCGGTAACTGCGCCAGTCCGCAATGCTGTGCGCGTTCGCTATGCGGTGGAAGCAAGCGGCGTAATGGGCAAGGCATCAGCAGCAGCGCGCGCAGCGATGCTTGAACTTGTGGCGCACTTCTACGAGAACCGCGAAGACGCCGGGGCCGTGCCGCCGTGCGTGCTGCGCCTGCTGGACGTGGTGAAGGTCTACCAATGAAGATTGCCGATCTGCGCGACGTAGTGACAATCCAAGCGCCCGGCGTGGCGCAGGATGACATCGGGGAGCCTGTCGCAGCATGGGGCGCTTTCGTCACTGTGCGCGCCAACGTGCGCGACCTGATGGGGCGTGAACTGTTCGCAGCGCAGGCGGTGCAAAGCCAAGTCACCACGAAGATAACGATTCGCTTTCGGGAAGATGTTCTGCCGTCCATGCGTGTGACGCGCGGGGCTGAGGTCTTCACGATTCAAGACGTAATGAACACAAGCGGGCGGCGCGACTGGATCGAACTGCTATGCGTGCGCGGGGTAGCCAATGCTTAAAGTCCAAAGCAAATTGCAGGGCGACTTTGATGCAGCCTTAAAAAAGCTGGAAACCAAAGTGAGCGATAAGGTTTGTCTTTCGGGCGCTGCGGGGATGGCGCGCGTACTGTACGCAGAAGCAGAGCGATATGCAGCCGCGCACCATAAAACGGGCTTGCTTGAATCAGCCATTCGTCGCCGCTTCAATGAGCAGCGATCTAGCGAGAAGAAGAAAACCTATTGGGTTTCGTGGAATCCCAAGGTTGCGCCGCATGGGCATTTTCTGGAATACGGCACATCACGCGCGCCTGCTTACCCCTTCATCGCGCCTGCCTTCGGTCATATCCATGAAGCCATCGAAGCAGGCAAGGAAAGCATGGCAAAGCGCATGGCGAAAGAAACCGAAGGGGGCAAATAAGTGAACGTCGAAAAAGGCATCTTTGACGCGCTGCGCGGCTTGGTGGCAGACAGGGTTTATCCCGATGTCGCGCCCGAAGCTGCCGCGCGCCCTTACATCACTTACCAGCAGATCGGCGGCGTGCCGGTGAACTTCGTTGAAGGCGGCGTGCCAGACAAACGCAACGCACGGTTCCGCGTCAACGTATGGGCAGACACGCGGGCGATGGTGGCAGCAACTTGCCTTGAAGCGGAATATGCGCTGCGCAATGCCGCTGCCCTGCAAACGACTGTGATGACCAATCCTGTTGCGCTGAATGACCCTGATACGCGCCTGCGTGGTACGTCGCAGGACTTTAGTTTTTGGACCCCGATTGCATCGTAGTTCGCCCGTTCGGGCGTCAATTCGTAGCCGCCTTTCTGGCGGCTTTTTTTATGTCTGAATGAAAGGCACACATCATGGCAGTTACCCTTCCAAACGGCGCACTGGTCGCCATCGCAAGCGGCTATGACGCCGCCGACATCATGAGCGCAGTTACCAATGCGAAGCCCGCCGTTGCCACGCTGGCGACTGGTCACGGCATCGTGGCTAATGACTACATTGAAGTAACTTCGGGCTGGTCGCGCCTGACTGATAAAGTCGTGCGCGCCGGGACTGTCGCAGGCGATACCGTCGAATTGCTGGGCGTTGATTCGTCCATGCTTTCGGTGTATGCAGCAGGCGGCGGCGCGGGCAGCGTCCGCAAGGTCACGGGCTGGACGCAACTGTCTCAAATCCTGCAAAGCACTTCCAGCGGCGGCGAGCAGCAATTCCTTGAATATCAATTTTTGGAATCGGATGCACAGAAGCGAATCCCGACTTTCAAGTCGGCAGCGGGCCTGTCGTTCAGCATCGCGGACGATCCGACGCAGCCGGGCTATCTGCTGGCCGCACAAGCCAACGATGACCGCCTGCCGCGCGCTGTGCGTATCTCTCTGCCGAATGGCGCGACCATCGTTTACAACGCCTATATTTCGCTGAACAAAACCCCGTCCCTGACGGTCAACGAAATCATGGCGTGCGAAGTCACCCTGAGCCTGCTTAACGAGCCGGTGCGCTACTAATGGCAAAGCTGACTCTGAAAGCCGCGCCGACCTTTAAAGCAAAGGTCGGCATTCCTGTCCCCGGCGGCAACCCTATCCCTGTTGAATTCACGTTCAAGCATCGCACGAAAAGCGATATGGACAAGTTCATGAATTCCCGCACGGGCGCATCCGATCTGGATTCGATCATGGAAATGATCGAGGGTTGGGACTTGGCCGAGCCGTTCGACCGCGAAGGCGTCGAGCTTCTGCTGGAAAACTACGCAGGCGCAGCGCTCGCGCTTTACGTCGCATACGTAGACGAACTGTTGCAGGCCAAAAGAAAAAACTGAGAGAGGCGGCACGCGCGCTTTACACGCCGGGACCGAGTGAAGCCGAAGCGGCTTTGTTTGGGCTGACGGTGGAAGAAGCGACCGGGCCGCCTGTCGAAGTTTGGCCGGACAACGCTGACGCGCTAAATGTTTTCATCGGCATGGCAACCCAATGGCGTCCGTCCTTCGGCGGCGTCATCGGCCTTGACTATGCCGCGCTTCCCGCTGTGCTGGATATGTTGGAAATCACACGGAAGAAGCGCGCAGCCGTTTTCGATGACCTGCGAGTTATGGAAGACGCAGCGCTAGAAAAAATCCGCGAATCTATGGACAAGAAGGGGTAGCAATGTCTGATGTAATCGGGCGTGGCGTAATCGAGGTATCGGCGGACAGTAGCAAACTCAACGCCACTATTGCCGAGGCACGCGCACGCCTGAAAGGCTTGGGCGAAGCAGGCAAGGATTCAGCAGGCAAGGCGTCGGCGTCCATCGACAAGTACATCAAGACCCTTGAAAACCAAAACGCTACGCTGGGCAAATCCAAGCGTGAAATCGAGCTTTACAAGCTGGCGTTGAAGGGCGCGAGCGATGAACAACTGCGCGCCGCCAATGCTGCGCTTAAAGTCCGCGATGCCTTCGAAGCGCAAGCCAAGAAAACGGAAGCGCACGCCGCGCGCATGGGGAAGGTTAAAGATGCGCTGAAAGGCGTAGGGGTCGGGCTGGCCGGGCTGGCTGGCCTTGCAGGCGGGTTCAGTATTGCAGGCGTTATGGACCTTGCCAAAGGGGCGGGGGACTTTCAAGACCTGTCTGAACGGGTCGGCGAGAGTTCGCAGGCGTTGGCATCGATGGCTGTCTCTGCCAAGGTCGGCGGCGTCGAAATGTCCGAAGTTGGCGATGCAATCGTAAAGCTGAATAAGAACCTGTCGGGCGTCGATGATGAATCGGCAGCAGCAGGCAAAGCTTTGGCAGCGCTGGGCCTTAATGTCCGCGACCTTAAAGAAATGTCCGGTGCCGACCAACTGGAAGCGATCGCCAAGGCGTTTAACGAGTTTGAGGACAGTTCGACTAAATCCACCGTAGCGCTTACGTTGTTCAGCAAGGGCGGCGATAAGTTCCTGTCGTTCCTGAAAGAGCTTGGGAACGAGGGCGGGCGGCAAGTCATCCTGACCAAAGAGCAGATCGAGCTTGCCGACGACTATGCTGACAAGCAAGCGAAATCCCGCGCGCAAATCTATTTGCACTCGCAAGCCTTGGCAACGAAGCTTCTCCCGGCGATCTCGCAATTCACGGAAAAGCTTGCGGAAATGGCGAAGAACGAAGACACGGTAGCCGCCGTTACTTCGACGCTGAAAGGGGTTATGTCGTTCGGCATAACTGTCTTCCAAGGGTTCGCGGTTGCCGGGGCTAACGTCGCCTTTGTGGTGCGCGGCATCGCCCGCGAAATGGACGGTTTGAAGCGCATTACGGTTGCGCTTGCGCACGGCGATTTTGCGGGCGTTAAGTCCATCGCGGAAGAAGTCAAAGCGGGAGCCGTCACAGAACGCGCGCAGCTTGAAACGTTCGTGCAGGGGATTCGCGGTCTAAGCCCTGCGGACATTCCGACCATTGCGGGCAGCGGCAAGAAAGCAGAGGACGCCAAGGACGAGCCGCCGAAGAAGAAGCGGAAACTTAAATACGACCCGCCCGACGACGCCGACGCAAAAGCAAGGAAAGCGGAAGCTGCACAGAAGGCCAAGGCGCAGACTGAACTTGATGTGGAAATCATCAAGCAGGGGTCGGAAAAGATTCTGAATACGTACGCGAACCAAGACCGTATTTTGTCGTCGCGCCGTCAAGCCAACATGATTGACGAGAACACGTATTACGCAGGCAAGACCAAACTTATCCAGTTGGAAGCTGACGAGCAGGAGCGCGCCCTTAATGCTGAGATTGCCCGCTATGAAAAAGAAAACCTGACTGGCAAAGAGCGCCTTAAAACTGAAAAGAAAATCGAGGAAACGCGCGGCAAGCTGGCAAAGGTCCGCGAAGACGAAGCGGTGCAGCTTGAACTGAACGCGAACGAGCAGGCCGCAAGTATGCGCAAAATCGCGCAAGCGTACCTTGATGCAGCGACGGCAGCGCAAACTTACATTGACACTATCAAGCGCCAGAACGCGCGCATTGTCGCAGGCGTCGGGCAGGGCCAAAAGTTCCGCGAACGGCAGGACGGAACGAACGCCATCGAAGATAAGCTGATCGACCGCAAGGGCGAGCTTGATTCGGAGTTGCGGAAGAAGGACATCACGGCAGACCAATATGCTGTTTATCTGCAAGTCGCCAAAGATACCTATTCCGAAGAAGTGCGGCTGTTTAACGAGCGCACGGACGCTATCGACCGCAAGCAGGCAGACGGCTTTAACGGCATGACGGAAGCGCTTCATAACTATGCAGACGAAGCGCGCAACGTGGCCGGGCAATTCGAAGGCGCATTTAACAACGCGCTGACGGGCCTTGAAGATTCCTTCGTCAAACTGGCGACGACCGGCAAGGGCAGCTTTAAGGAACTGCTGCAATCTATCCAAGCAGACATTGCGCGGATTGGTTTCCGCACCCTGATTGGAAAAGGCATTGATTCGCTGTTTGCCGGGTCGAGCCTTGAAAAGCTGTTTGGGCGCACTCCGAAGACGGCAGACAGCGCAAAAGGCGCGCAGGACGTGCTTAACGGGCTTGCAGGCGCAAAGGACGGCGCAGGCGATGGAATGGGCCAAGCAGGGCAAGCGGCGGCGCTGGCAGGCTCTAAGCTGGCTTTGGAAGCGCAGGCGTTGGCTGCGACGAATGCGAAGACGAGTTTGGAAAACCTTGGCATTGCAGCAGATAAAGCTGCGTCGTCGTTGTCGCCAACGGTGGCGCGCGGTGGTCCTGTCTCTGTCGATTCTTCCCTGCCCGGCCTGCCCGGCGCAGAGTCCCCGGCGACTGATGCGCAGGCAGCAGCAAGCGACACGGCGAAGACCCAAGCGAAAGCGCAGGTTAAAGCGGCCGATTCTGCAAACGTGTTCGGCGGCGAAGCCATCAGCGCGGCAAATGACCTTGTGAAGCTGGCGAGCGCTGCCGGGATCGGCGGCGATGCAATGGCACGCCTGCCGGGGATTATCGCCATGATTCAAGCAGCAGCGGCAGCAAATACTGCATCGAACAGCGCAGGCTTGCTTGGGAAAATCGCAGGCTTATTCGGCGGCGGTGGCGTCGCATCGAGCGCTGAATATGCCGAACTGGATTTGCTTGCTGCTGCCGAAGGCGGTTACATCAAGGGACCGGGGACCGGCACGTCCGATTCAATCCCCGCGCGCTTGTCCAATGGTGAATACGTCATGCCTGCCAAGCAGACGGCAGCTTACCTGCCCTTGCTTGAACAAATGCGGGATGACGATTTGCGCCATACCGGCAAAGCCGGGGTAAGCGTTATTGCGCGAATCATGGCGGAAAGCCGCCACAGCGGGAAGAACGGCGGAACCCTTGGCGCTGTCAAAGGCGGGCGCGCTATCGGTGGTCCTGTATCAGCAGGCGGACTGTATCGCGTCAACGAGCGCGGGCCTGAACTGCTGCATATCGCGGGCAAGCAATTCCTGATGATGGGTCAGCACGGCGGCAGGGTCGAGCCGAACGCAGCGCCCGCGCAGGCACGCGCAGGCGGTGACACCTATGTAAATGTTTCGGTTGCCCCGCCTGCGGGCGCATCGCGTGCAACTGCGCTTCAATTCGGCGCTGCCGCTGCCCGTCAAATGCAGTTGGCTATGCGGAGGAATGGCTAATGCCAATCACGATTTTGGAAGATGTCATTTTGCCCAACAGCGTGATTGCGGCAGGCGTGCGCGGCAAAAATATGCGCCTTAATTCGCGCGTGACTACTGAAAACGGGGTCGAGTCTATCAACGTTATTTGGACGCGAACCCTTCGGCAATACGAAATCGGGATCGCGCCCATGCGAATCGACCAATGGCAAGCAATTGAAGCCATCCATGAAATTACCCAAGGCGGCGCTTTTGGGTTTTTGATGGAAGACCCCAAAGACTATGTTTCGTCGGGCGGTCTTTGGGTAGTTGTCGAAGCGCCCGAAGGGGCGGCAACTAACGTGGTTTGGTATCAGATGGTAAAGCGTATGACGGTGCCGGGGACCACGCACGTTATTGACCGCAAGATTACGCGCCCAAAGGGAACCATCGTTGTTTATCAAAACGGCGTGCCGATTTCTGCTGCTGTCGGGCCTGATGGCATCGCGTCCATTGCTGGTTCGCCTGATGCAGAAACCCTTACTTGGTCTGGCGGATTTTATTTGCCAGTCCATTTTGTCGATGATTCGATTGATTGGGAAATGGTCACTTCGGGTTCTGCCGGGTCGCGCTTTTTGGCTGGGCCGTCTGTGCTGTTGCAAGAGGTCCGCGAAGAATGAAAACCCTTAGCGCAGCACTGAAAGCGCATTACGAGCAAGGTACGACCACGCTTGCGACCTGCTGGAAAGCGACCCTTGCAAACGGAACCGTGATTGGTGCAACGTCGCTTGACGAGCATATTATTTTTGGCGGCGTCCTGTACAAATCGACGCAGAGTTATACGGCGTCGGACATTGAAAGCAGTTCTGACCTTAACCCCGACAATCTGGAAATTGAAGGGGTATTGGGTTCGCCTGCCATTACGGACGAAGACATCCATTCTGGCCTTTGGGACTATGCCGAAATCGAAATCTTCGAGGTCAATTACAAAGACCTGACCCAAGGCAAAAACATCCTGCGAGTCGGTCGGCTTGGCGAAGTGCGCGGCGGGCGTCAAAAGTTCGTGGCCGAAATGCGCGGGATGATGCAGGCATATAGCCGCGTCATCGGGCGCATCGTGACATCAGATTGCACAGCAGATTACGGGGACTCGCGCTGCAAGATTGACCTGTCAACCAAGACGACCAATAGCGTTGTCGTCGGGGTCGAAGAAAACCGAATCATTAAAGACCTGACGCTTTCTGTTGTCGATGACTGGTACACGGGCGCAAAGGTGACTTTTACCAGTGGCGCAAATGCTGGCCGCAGCATGGAAGTAATCAAAAGCGGCGCGGGCTTTATCGAGCTTGCGCACCCGCTTTTCGATGTCATCGAGCCGGGCGACGAATACATGGTTTATGTCGGCTGCACGAAACGCTTTCAAGAAGACTGCATTTCCAAACACGCGAACGGCGTGAACTTTCGCGGCTTCCCTGATTTGCCGGGGCGGAGGATTTACCGTCAAGGTGGAATTGATTATGGCGATTCGCTGGGCGGCTCTGGCGGCGGCGGCGGTGGTGGCGACCCCGGCAACGACTTCCCCGGCAATAATCCTGCGCCTTGAATTAAAAAGGTAATTCGCATGGCAACCCGAAAGCAAATCGTTACCGAAGCGCGGGAATGGATCGGCACGCGCTTTCATCATCAAGGCGCAATCAAGCGCGTTGGCTGCGACTGCGGGGGACTGGTGCGCGGCGTCGGCATTGCCTGCGGCATTTACCCGCCTGAATTTATGAACCTGCCAGAAGCAGAGCCTTTCAGGGGTTATCGGGCAAACCTGATGACGAACCAGCTTCAAGACGGCTGCGACCTGTTCGCCACGCGAATTGAATTTGCAGATGCGAAGCCCGGCGATTTTGTACTGCTTCGCTTTGATGGGGTGGCGCGGCACTTGGGTATTTTGGGCGATTCCCAAAACGGCGGCTTCACGCTTATTCATGCCTATATCGGATTGCGTAAAGTGGTCGAGCATCAGCTAGATAAAGTTTGGACTGAACGCATTATGGCGGCGTACGTTTATCCGGGGGTCGAGTGAGTGGCAATATAATCGGCGGCATCATTGGCGCGACCATTGGATTTTTCGTTGGCGGCGGAATCGTCGGTGCGCTTCAAGGCTTCGCCATTGGCTCTGCTATCGGTGGCGCGCTTATGCCTGCCGATTTGCCGACTTCATACGGGCCGCGCCTTGATGACCTGAAAGCGCAGCAGTCGGAATATGGCGCAGCAATCCCGATTGTTTACGGGACCGTCGCGCTACAAGGGACGGTGATTTGGGCCAAGGATATTAAGGAAGTCAAAACCGAAACCGAGCAGGGCGGCGGGATTAGCGAACCAAGCCAAACGCTTGTCAATTACAACTACTTCGCCAGCTTCGCAGTTGCGGTTTGCGAAGGGCCGATTTCGGGATTCTTGCGCATTTGGGCAGGGCCAGAAAAGCGCCTGATTTATGACGGCATGAATATCCAAGGCGGGCAGGTTCGCTTCTACCTTGGGACCGAAGATCAAATGCCCGATCCGCTTATTGAGGCAGATATGGGCGTCGGCTTCACGCCTGCTTATCGCGGGACTGCTTATATCGTCCTTGAAGACTTCCCGCTAGATAAAGATTTCAACCGCATTCCGTTTTTGACCATCGAAGTTTCGACCGGCGCAGAAGGCGGAACGTGTGGCGTTGCTTATAAATTGGTAGGGACTGCGCCTAACCAATCGCGCCTTTATGATGTCCCGCCTGTAAAGATTGGTAATTATGGCGATGGTGAGGGGGACGCCAACAGGCGCTATTTGTCGGCAGGCGCGCACCCGTACGCTTTCGACAATGATGGGAACCTTTATATCCTGATCGAAGGGTATGACGGCGGGTATAGGAAATACGTACAAAAGGTTTCGACGACTGCCCCGATTCAGCAAACGCTGATGTATTTGGGGGATGATTTTAATTCGGTCTTCCATTGTTCGATTGCGTACGATCCGAACCTGAACGTGCTTGGGGTCATCCAAGAGAACACGCTTAATTACGTCGAAGTCGATTGCGCCACTTTTACGGGGACGTATTCGGCGCGGGACTACTACAAGTCCGACATCATTTTTAGTGAGAACGAACAGCGGTTTAGGTTCCTGAATTCGCGCGCTTACTTCCCCGGCGGCACTCCGCACCCTGACAACTACGGCGCAAACTATATCGTTGCAAGCAAGCTTATCGAGTGCGGGCCGCATGGGTTTGTTGTTTGCGTGACGAATGCTGTTCTTATCGGCGCAACTGGAATCGGCAAGGCATTCGATATTTATGACCCGGTGCGGGATAGGCTGTTGGCTGTTACGGGGTCGCTTGATTACTTGGTAGCCTATTATGATTTCGCCACGGGCGCTGTTGTAACTCCTATCAATAAGAATCCCGTAAATGTTTCTTACCGCCTGAACGCGACCTATTTCCCGCTGATTGACCGCATTATCTGGAATGATGCAAATGGGCTTTGGGTTATGAACCCTGCCGATTTTACGGCGCTATCCTTCCCCGATGAATGCCAGTTATTCGGCGGTCAATTGGTATATGCAGACGGCAGCGAAGGCGCGACTTATGGCGGCATCCTCACGCCGGTTCCGATCCCAAACAAGCGCTCTAAGATTATCGTTATCAATGGCGGGAACTGGAATACGTCAGTAGCAGGGAATGACATCTTTACTTTCCCTGTCGGCGTGCGCGGCGCAGGCGTGACGCTCGCCAGCGTGGTTGCTGACCTGTCCGAGCGCGCCGGGGAACCCCGCTACGATGTGACGCAGCTTGAAGACGATTTGGTCGACGGGTACGTGATCGCGCGTCAAACCGAAGTGCGCGCTGCAATGCAGGTTTTGCGCAGCGCCTATTACTTCGATGCGGTCGAATCGCAAGGCGTCGTGCGGTTCGTGAAGCGCGGAAGTAGTTTTGTCACGGTCATTGATGATGATGACCTTGCAGCGCGCGACCACGGAGCAGAAGCGCCTGACCCGCTGCAAACCGCGCGCCGCATTGAAAACGAATTGCCGCGCGCCGTGACGGTTAAATACATGCTTGCGGCTGATTCTTACAATACTGCGACCAAGCAGGCGCGGCGGCTTATCGGCGCAAGCGGTGATGAAACCACGCTTGAATTTCCGCTAGTCCTGACTGACACGAAAGGGCAGGAAGTCGCGCAAGTAAATCTGCACAGCGCATGGGTTGAACGCCTGTCCTACTCGTTCGCGCTGCCCCGCAAATATTCGCGCCTTGAACCGACCGACCTTGTTTTGGTTAAGGGGCATTTGATGCGCCTTACTTCGGTGAAGGCGACCCCGCGCGGCGTGCTGGAATGTACCGCGCTTGCTGATGAATCGAGCTACTACGCGCCGAATGTAGTTGTTAGCGAAACCCCGCCGAATGAAGGCACGGTGAGCAAGCCGGGCCAAACCCGATTGGAGCTTTTCTGATATGAACGTGAACGCGTTACGCGACGTTGATAACGATCCCGGCTTTTATGTGGCAGCGACGAGCAACGCGAAGAATTGGCCGGGCGCGGTGCTTTACCAATCGAGCGATGGCGGCGCGTCCTTCCAGTCCATAGCGAATCTGACCGTTCGCGCAACGATGGGGCAAACCCTTACGGCGCTTGGCAGCTTTGACAGCAATACCATTGATGACATCAATACTGTAAGGGTGAGTCTTTATTACGGCGTGCTTTCTTCGGTGACGTATGCGGCGCTGCTGGAAGGGGCGCAAGCTGCCTTGATCGGTGACGAGCTTATTTATTTTCGGACTGCGCATCTTAATGCTGACCGCACTTATACCTTGTCTGGCCTGCTGCGCGGACGGCGCGGGACCGAGGACAAAATCTACGGACACATGCCGGGGGAACGGTTCGTGCTGCTGACGCCTGCGACCATCAAGCGTATTGGGCAATCGACTAGCGACATTGGGAAGACCCGGCTTTATAAGGCAGTCACGTCCGGCCTGCCGTTTGCATCAGTGCCGACGCAATCATTTAAAAACGAAGGCGCTGCGCTAAAGCCTTATTCAGTCGCGCAGCTTGGCGGCGGGCGCAACCCTGATGGCGCGGTGCTGCTTTCATGGGTACGCCGGGGGCGCTTGTCTGGCGAGTGGCGCGATTATGTCGATGTGCCGCTGTCGGAAGAATTCGAACGATACGAGATTGAATTTTGCACGCCTGCCTTTGGGTCTGTTGTCCGCATGGTCACGGTTGAAAACGCGACTTCGTACACGTACGAAACTGCTAACCAAACGGCAGACTTCGGAAGCCCGCAAGCTTCCCTTTACGTACGCATCTATCAAATCAGCGCGACGGTTGGACGGGGCTATCCCGCAACGGCGATTATCTAAGGGGGAAATATGGCCGGGAGCGTCACGCAATATTACGATCTCATTGAGGCTTCGCAGTCGCAGAAAGAAGTAACCGCCAATGCCCTGTTTGAAGCAGCAAGCCCTGCGATGATTTACGCGCGGCGCGCGAAAACTTCGGCAGGCTTTACGTGGGGGTACTACGGCGGCGACCTGATGATTGACGGGGCAATCGTATCTATCCCCAACGGGACTTTTCAGCTTACGCCAGAGCGCGGCAACTGGATTGAGGCAGACCCGGCAACCGGCGCAATCAGCCTTAATAATGTTGGCTTTACTGCTGGTCGAATCCCGCTTTACTTGGTACTGACCGGGGCTGTTTCCATCGTCGGATGGCAGGATTTGCGGTCTGCATATACGACCGCATCGAGCGCAGCTTCTAATTCTCTTGCTGCGCACTTGGCTGCTGCTGACCCGCATCCGCAATATCTGACGCAGACCGAAGGGGACGCGCGTTACGACGCGACCGGCGCAGCAACGTCTGCTGTTACCACGCACGCGGCGGCGACCGATCCGCACCCGCAATACATGACGCAAGCGGAATCAGACGCGCGCTATCTGCAAACGGTCGGCGCGCAGCCTTTCGACCTGACTGCTTTCTATCCCGGCACGCCAACCGCAAGCGCCCTAGTAACGCGCATCCCGTTTGCGCGGGCTGTTTCATTCCCTGCGGCGCTGGCGGGTAGCGTGGCAATCGCAAAGACTGCGGCGACCGCGCAAACCGATTTCGACATTCAGAAAAACGGCGTGAGCGTCGGCACGGTCCGCTTTGCAGCGGGCGCGACTTCCGCAACGTTCATTGCCGCAAGTGCTTTTGCAACTGCGGCTGGGGATCGGCTTTCAATTGTCGCGCCTGCCACGGCAGATACGACGCTTGCCGATGTTGGTTTCGTGCTGGCCGGTACGCGCTAATTTTTAACAGGGGGAATAGATGGCGACTTATTATTTTGTCGGCGGCGAGGATCACGATTTTACGAAGCTTGGCATTTGTTCCGTTGATACGGCAACTGCCAACACGCGGCGCACGGCAAACAACCGGTGCAGCCTTAAAGTAGGAAATGCATCGAATTCGTTAATTTCTGACGGCTGGACGGGAACGCTCAGCGCGCCGCAGTCTTCGTTCTGGCTGAGCACGCGATACGTTTACACTGGATTTACCAGCACGAATTCTTACCTGATGTCTTTCTTCGACGCCGCAGGAACCCGACGCCTTTATATCATGGGAACCAACCAAGGGTTTACGTTATACAAGGTTTCCTCGACCAACGTGTCTACTTCGTTGGGGATTTTGAATAGCGGCGCCAACCCGCCTGCTACCCTGACCAAGGTTGATGTTTTTATTAATTATGCCGTCGCCGGGAGTATTCAGGTTTATTGGGACAATACGTTGGTCTTCAATTATTCCGGGGACATCACGACGAACGGCGCAACTGCCCTTGCTTCGTTCACGCTTGGCAGCGTCGGCGGCAACACTAGCAATTACTGGTCCGAAGTGGTTGCTTCGGATTCTGATACGCGCAGCACGAGCATTATCACGCTCGCGCCTTCCGCGAATGGGAACGCCTTCACCTTCGATAGCGGCAGCGTGGCGAGCATCAGCGAAACCACGCTGGATGATACGAGCCTGATTAGCAGCGGGACCGCAGGCCAGCTTGCGCAATTCACTGTCGGCAGCGCAGGCGTAACGGGAAGCCTTGCAATCAAAGCGGTTGTTATCTCTGCGCGTGCAGCGAAGGGCGGCACGGGTCCGCAAAATGCGAAGTTCAACGTGCGAACGGGAAGCGCTAATTACGCTTCCGCCGCAATCGCTCTGCCCGGTACGTTCGGGCGCGTGCAGGGCGTCTTCACTGCCAACCCCGCTTCGTCTTCGCCTTGGGTTAATGCGGACCTGACGGCAGCAGGATTCAATGTCGGCATTCAATCGGAAGCCTAAAAAATGGCGGACATTGCCAAGTTAAACGGCTATGCCGTAACTGACGCGAGCGACACAAGCGCAACCGCGACGAAGCTTAGCGCCTATGCAGTCACGGGCGTTGGCGATGCGTATGCGGTCGCGTCCAAGGTTGCGGCTTATGCCGTCACTGACGCTTCGAATAGTGCTGCTGTCTTTTCCAAGCTGGCCGCATATGCCGTTGTTGAAATCGTTGTAGCAAGCGCCCGCCGCCCGCAAGTATCAACCATCACTTAACCAACCGCGAAGGAAAAACTATGCAAGCGCAAGACCTATTAAACATCGCGGGCGCAATCCTGCTGGCGGGGATAGGGTGGTGGTTGAATAACCTTTGGCAGATGGTAAAGAGCCTGCAAGAGCAGGTAAGCGCGGTCCATGTGAAATTGGTTGAACATTACGTACCGCGCTCCGAACTGGTGAACACATTCCAAAGGATTTTCGAAAAGCTGGACGAGATACAGCGGGAGCTAAAGCCATGATCTTTTCTGCTGTCCTGTCGTTCCTCGGCGGGTCTGCCTTCCGCATGATTTGGGGCGAGGTATCTGCATGGATGACCGCGCGCCAAGAGCACGCGCACGAACTCGAACGCCTGCGGCTGCAAGGCGAGCTTGATGCAGCCGCGCATACTCGCCAGCTTGAAGCCATCAAGGCGCAGCATGATATGGGGGTCGAGCTTATCCGCGTCCAATCTGATGCAGACCTTGCGAAGATCGACGCCGACATTTTCGGGCAGGCGGTCGCGCTGACCGGGAAGCTTACGGGCTTTGCCTTGGTCGATATTTGGAATGGGATTATTCGGCCTGCGCTTGCAACCCTTTGCATGGCATTGGTTGCCCTGCACTTCTACCGCCATAATTGGACGTTGGACGAACAGGGCTGGGCGCTGGTCGGCGCATCGCTTGGTATCTTCGTTGCGGATCGAACCTTGTTCAAGCGCGGCAAATGAGGCGGATTGAATTCGTCCCCCTTGCCATCGAGGTTGCGGCAGCGCTCGCGCGGCGCTTCGAAGGCTTCGTGCCGCATCCGTATTTGTGTCCTGCTGGCGTGCCGTCCATCGGCTACGGTGCGACCTATTACGAGAACGGGCGCGCGGTCAAACTGACGGACCCGCCGATAACGCGCGCTCGCGCAGAAAGCCTGCTGATATGGGCTGTCCGCACCATCTACCTGCCTGCCGTGCTGCGGCTTTGTCCTGCCGTCGATACGCCTGAACGCTTGGCAGCGCTGATTGATTTTGTGTTCAACCTTGGGGCAGGACGGCTTCGGGATTCAACCCTGCGGCGCAAGGTCAATGCAGGCGATTGGGACGCCGCCCGCGTGCAGGTTATGCGTTGGGTCATGGGCGGCGGGCGCAAGCTGCGCGGGCTTGAAAGGCGACGCGCAGCGGAACGGGATTTGATGTGATGCCTAACCCAAGGTTACAACCGCTTGCGCGTCTTTGCTTCGGTAGCGGATATGCAAAGGAATCCGCAGCGGTCGCGGGTCACGCGCGTTAAGCGTTATCCATGCAATGCTTGAATCAGCGAACGCGGGGAACGCCGGGAACAGTTCGACGCCGCCAATTGTCAGCGGCGGGACTAGCGCGAGCCGCCGCACATGGCGACCTTGGCAAGCGCCTGCATAGCGCCCTTCACGCTGGTTGCGGCTCGCGTTCATGTGCCGTCCGCAGGACCGGGCAGCGCGGGCTTTGCGTCCTCATTTTCAGGCGGGAAAAAGGCGCTTGCTTTCGCCTTGCCTTTCGTCGCCTTGATGAACTCGACTTCGATTTTTGCGGTGTTCACAATTACTTGCGTAAGTTCCCCGACCGCCTTCCCCCGTTCAATCGAAATCGTTCCTGCCTTGACCCCGCGCAGGGTTTCAAACAATAGCGCGCGCAAGTCATCAATGCCGTTGCCGTTCTTCGTGTCGCTCATTCCTGCCCCTTCTTCGTACGTTTGTTAATCTGCCGCGTAAGCGCGGACTTCAAGCGGATCAATCCTGCCAGTTCAGCAGGCATCGTATGTTCCGGCGTGTATCGTTTAATCCAATCCTGCTTCGGGATCAATTCCAAGTTTTCCAGTGCGACGTTTTCGACGTCGCCATCCTTGAACGTCAGCACATGCGTATCAGGAACGGGTCCGTTTGCCTGTTCCCAAACGACATAGTGCAGGCGCTTCCAAGCCTTCCCCCACGGTCTGCCATTGGCAACTTTGATGAACAGATACCGCTGCCGCCCGTGCTTTCGTATGGTGCCGATGGGTTCAGCATTCCCGGCGCGCGGGTCGATGCGCCTTTTCCGCAAGCCCAATTTCTTTGCCCGCGTTTGCGTTGCCCCGATAGTCCGATTCAGCCGCGCTGCTGCCTTGGCGGTGGATTCCTTGTCGTACCATAGGCGCAGCAAATCATCATCGGCGCTTGTCCAAGGGCGGCTTTCCGTCATGACTTCCCCTTCGTGGTTTGCCTTGCCCATTTCGGCGGCGCATAAGGCAAACGCCAATGCGCGGTAACGATGACGCAAACGAAGGACATAGCAGCGAAGAACCATTGCCCCTTCATTACTGAATCAATGCCGGACCAAGCATTGAGAACGCCTAACCCGAACTGAAACCAAAGCCAACCCTTGCGCCCAAAGCCAAGCCATTTTTCAGCCGGGCGCGGGTTGCCGTTGAGCGCATCAATTTCCGCCATCAAGTCGGACGCGCGACGGATCGCCAACGAGGAACGGTAAGCGCCAAGCACGCGCCGCCAACGCGGCAAGTTCGGGTCTGATGCTTGCCGGGATCGTTCTATAAGAACTTCGGCTTGGTCAAGCAAGAGCTTGATTCGTTCGCGGCGTTCGTTCATCAAATCCCTTAATGCACGTTCGGCGGCATCGGCATACCGTCTTCGCCTGCGCGCTGAAAAATCGTCGTCACGCCAAGCCCGTCCATGAACATCTGGACCGCTTCGACCGTCGCGGCTTCGCGGGCCTTCCCGTTTTCTATGCTTGCTTCGATGACTGACCGCGCGAAGAAACCGAAGATGCTAATAACGATGGGCGGCGGGATTTTTCGCCGCATGGCGTCCGCCGATATTCTTTCCAAAAACTCTTTCACTTCTGCTGCCATTTCCTCTTGCGTGAGTTCTTCCGCCATGTGATCCCCTTTTGTTATTGGTCCTGCGATATGCGCAACTGGTCGAGCGTATAGCCTTGGCCTTCAAGTTCACGAATCCAAAACGGTTTGCGACCTGCGCCCGACCATGTGCGCGCGGGGTCATGCGGGTCTGCGTACTTCGCCGGAAGCGTCCCCTTTGCCCCGCTGACTGGCGAGTTAAACAGTTCATCAAGCGGCACGCCGACCTGTCGCGCGATGCTTTCGATTTTGCGGCGCGCTTCTGCGATGTCTGCCACGCGGCGCTTTTCGATATGCTCGGCAAGGCGCGCGGACAGCATGACGAGGTAGGGCAATTCAAGCGCGCTGATTAGCGTCATGGCGTCATCTATCGCGGTTTCGTGTGCGGTGTTCTGCTGTCGTTGTTTCATAAGTCGCCTTCGTTGGTTGGTTGGGAATTCATCTTTACGTAATTTGCCCCGTTGCCTTGGTAGTCAGTGAAGCCGCGCCGCAGGACCGCGCCGCGCACGATGTCGCTTATCACGTTCTCGACTAGCAGCACTTCGCCGCGCTGGTCCGCAAGCGTCATCATGCCATCGAGCAGCCGGGAAAATCGGTTGGTCCCGCGCATGGATTCCTGAACTTCGACGTTCGAAAGTTCAAGCGTGCGGACTGCGCGCCCGTCGATGACGCGCTGATTAACGCGCACGTAAACTTCGATGTAGTTGTAGTCAAACCATCGACGGAAGACGCCTGCCGCCATGTTCGAACACGGCGGGGGCAAGGCGTCGGCAATGGCTTTGGGCGGGGCGGCTGTCATGGCTTAAATCCAAGTTTCAATAATTACGGGGTCATCTTCCGGGCTGCGCGGCATCGGGACCAAGCCCATGCGCATCAGTGCGCTACGCAGCGCGCTGAGGTCTTCGGAAGTCATGGCCGATGGCGTCGGGCCGGTAAGTGTGAACTTGCGCGCGACATACAAGCCGGGGAAATCCTTTGGCTTGTCGTAGACTGTCCAAAGGACGAAGGGGGCTTGGTCGGTGGTCATGGTCAATGCGCCCCTTTTGTCGCCCTGTCGAAAGCGTCCTGCATCGCGCGCAAAGATTCGGACAGCACTTCTTCGGATGGGAAGCGCGAGCGCAAAAGCGCAATGACGCCCGCACGGGTAAGCCCGTTCTGCTGCATCGTCGCGTTCCCAACGATTGTGTTTTCGAAGATGTCTGCGCCGTCTTCATACGTGATGGTTTCGTTGTTGCGCAGCTTGGCTTGCAGCGCTGCTAGTTTGTCAGTCATGGCTTACCTTTCATTCCTTGATTTCAGCGTAACCGTTGCCGACTGCCCGGCTTACGCAATCCTTGTGCGTGCGTAGTTCATTGCCTAACGGGTCTTTGATGGTGGCGAAGTGATACCCGCCGCCGAGCTTCGCTTGCAATTGCTTCCCGCAATACCAGCATCGGCGCGAGCCAACCCATTTGCCATTTCCTGCGGCTGTCGTCATGGCTTGCCTTTCCCCTTCGGGAAGAAGTCGCGCAAGTCGGCAAAGCGGGGCGCGCTGCCTGATGCGATGAACGCGCGAACAATAACGTTCGTGAATTGCCAGTGGTTCAGGTACGGAACTTTCGGCGCATCGCCGGGAACAACTGTGCAGAGCAGCGCGTCTGAATCCATGTTGTAAAGGGTCCGGCATGACAGCGGACGGGAAGCATAGATGCTGCACTTGTCCGCGACAAGGAACGGGCAGGCGGTGCCGTAATACTTCGCTGCCGTCGCATCGCGCCCGCCTTGTTCGATGTACTGCGCGGGCATGGTCGGCTTGATGCCAATCTCTTTGCCGATGACTTCGGCTTCTTCGGCAGTCAAGGTCACGGCGATATGGCAGCACGCAGAGCAACCCTTGCCGCAGGCAGCAACCCCGCTGGCTGCTGCTGCCACGGGGTCGAGCATTTCGCGCAATGCATTAACCCGCGCGGCCGGGTTCTTCGCGCGGATCGCCTGCGCGCCGAGGGCTTCTATGCGCGCGATGTAAGGGCGGGCGCGCTCGTTGAACTTATCCATGCGCGATTGCGCGCCCTGACTTACGGCAGGGTCCGATTCGCGCGCCTTGATTTCTGCGATGGGGATAACGGTTTTCATTCTTCTTTGACCTTCAAGGCATTGCAGATAGCGACAACGGCAGCATGACCTGCTTCGGCTTCTGCCCATGTTGGATAACGCCATGTATCGCCATCGATGGGTCCGCCAAACACGCGCGTTTCAAACAGGATCGGCTTGCAGCCGAGGGAAAAATAAACATCCATGCCAAGGAAAACCGTAGACACGTACCCGTCTGCATTTTGCAATTCGGTATAAGCAACCCTGCAATTTTCCTCGCGCCCGTACCATTCTGCCCATGCATAAAATGCATCATCGTCGGCAGCGTCGATTGCGTACGGCTTGCGGTCTGCATCGAGTTTGAAAAGCCCGCGCATCATTCCCCCTTCGCTTCGTTCGGTTGTTCATTGGCTGCGACGGTGGCAGCTTGGATTGCGCCAGTAGCAAGCCAAGCATCAATCTGCCGACGCACGGAAGACACGCCGCCATCAACGCGCGTGTACTTGTCGCCAAGCGCCTTAGATGCAATGCCGTCCATCGAGTGAGAGATAAAGCTAGTCATCGAGATAAGGCGGTCGCAGTTCAGGACAGCATCACGCAGCGTCGTCCCCGTCAAATTCTTATCAATCGCTTTGATGCGCAATTGGGGATAGGCAGCAGCGATGACCTGCCCTTGTTGCGGCAGCGCGCCGAGGATACCGATAAGCGGCTTGCAGATGACATTCGCCGGGGCATTGGCCGTCGCGCTCGGCGGGTTCGCCTTGAACGCCTGCGCAGACCCTTCGGCGCGGTCGATGTGCAAATTGACGACCATCGCTTGTTTGACAGCAGGCGACGAGAACGCATTGACCAACGCGACTTCAAGCACGGCCTGCAAGCTGGCTGCGCCGCGCGTCAGCAGCGCACCAATCAAAGAACCGAATTCAGCAGCGCCAAGCGCTTTTGCGATGAATTCAGGGGATTGGGCTAACTGATCGAGCAGCGCAGCTTGTGCGGCGTTTTCAGCAGCTTGGCGGGCCTTCTCCGCGCGCAGCGCTTCTTCGGCTTGGGCTGCAAGGCTGTTGTTCGCTTCTTCGTTCCGCTTGGCGTCGATGGCAGCGCGGACGCGGCGCATTGCCGGGGCAAGTTCGGCGCGAATCTTTGCGCTATTGAACGAGGTTTGATGGCGGCGGCGGTTAGTCGGCAAGACCCGCTGCGCCCTGAAAAGGTCGGCGGGCTGCAAATGATTCAAGGTTTCCAAGAAAGACGGGTCTGTGTATGCCAGTTCGACCGCCAGCGAATACCATTCAGGCTCACGCCAAAAGACCCGCGCGCCGGTCGACGGCAGGCCGTTCTGCGCGCCGTCTGGCTGGCGATAGACAACCGATGACGGCAGCGGACCAATGGCCGGGCGCGTCGGCTGCACGCGCTTGGATTCCTCAACGATGCGCGCGCAGTATTGCGTAAGGCGTGGGCGCACAGTTGTTAAATGGACAAGCTGCCGCCGCCGCTGGATCGGCAGGGCTTGCATTGCCGCCTTCATGTGCTTTAGCCGGACATCGCCCACGGCAGCAGCAGCGGGCAAACCAATTTCGGGAAACAGTCGCATTAGCTCGCGGGTGACAGTCAGCCATTCGGCATCGGACCATTGAATATGTGTCTCGCCGGTCCTAGGGCTGCTTTGCAGGGCGCTGGTGGGCATTTTGGCAGGCGGTTGAGGGTTGCGCACATAGCCGGGCAGATCGGGCGCGCTGCGCTTGATTTCAGCTACTTGGAAAGCGTCGGCTAATTTCATGTACGTAACAATTAGGGGTTGATGATATGCAGCTTGGGTAAGGCGCTACTAGGTTGCAAAAGTGAAGTCTGATTAATCCGTTAATTCAACTTCTTGTAGGATAACAACATCATTCGTATGAATGTTTCTAAATCCAGACCTGATGCCCTAGCTTGCCCATGTTCAATGCTGCTGCGGAGGATTCTAACGCCTAGTCATCGGTTAATGATGCAAGTCAACTAATCAAGGCTGGTAAACTATAACTCATGCCGGATAGAAAAAACCACACTTGCAGAACAAAAAGTTGTAGGAAGGCTCCTACAAGCGTTTGTGTCATAAAGTATGCAGACTGAATCTATCCAAAAGTAACAGGCGGGTTACCCGTGTGGCAACGCCGATGCCTTATGGATAGTTTTCGGGAGAATTGCGGGAGGGGTGGCCGCGCCCGAAGGCGCGGCAGGGTGGCGCTTATGCGACGGTGCAGGCTTGGATGGTGGCGTCGTACATTTCGATTAGTTCGCCTTCCCGATCAAATCGAATCGTTCGCATGATGCCGCTTTTGCTAACCAATGCGATTTCCGAATATGACGGCCTTAACCCTAGCGGGCGGTCTTCCCATGTTAAACCTGCTTCGGGCGAATTCACGCCGTAACGATAGAAGATGATGCGGTTGAACGTTGCCCCAACGAGCTTGCGAATAGCCAAACGCGCCCCGGCGTGCGCAGGGTCCGAAGGCGGGGCCAATGCTGCTTCTGCGAGGTCTTGCCATTTTTTTGCAGCCGCATCTGTGGGCGCGCTTGCGCTTGCAATCAGGTTTCGTTCCTCAACTTTTATGGCTTCTTTCAGCGCTGCAATTTGGTCTTCAATCGCGGTGGCGCGGGCAGTAAATGCTGCTGGCGGTTTATCAGTCGCCAACATCGCTTCGACTACCCTTTCCAAGTTCTTATCAAGCGTGGCAAGAATCGTGCGGGATTCAGAAATACGGGATTTGATTTCGGTTGCACGGTCCCGCCCGACAAGACTATTTAAATTCATTTGGTCTGAACAGAACCGGATGACCGCCTTTTCAAGCGGAGCCATTTTCACGGAACGGGTAATGCACTTATCGTTCGTGCAACGCATCCCCATTCCGTTTTTCGTCCGTTGAATCGGAGCAGCCGCCATGACGCAGTTGCAATAGCCGCAGCGCATAACCCCGTTTGCGCCGGTAAAAATACACGGGGTTTTTATCGAATCCCTGCCGCGACGAATGGGGGCGTTGTACGTGCTGGAAACCAAAGCGTTATAAGTTTCTTCATCAATCAACGCAGGGTAATAACCTTTCAAATGGTACTCGGTGGTTTTGTTCGTCATAACGACCCGCGTTCCGATGAATTGATGCGCCCGATATTTCAGCATCGGGCAGAGGTTCGGGCCTGAATAATCGCCGTCGATTCCTTCCGTCTTGAAAATGCGGGATATTCTTGCTGCTGAAAATCCCGCTAGCCAAAGGTCAATAATGCGCCGCACCCGGCTGGCTTCTGGTTCGACCAATTCATACGATTTGGTTTCCGTGTTATAGCGAACCCATTTTGGATCGCGGCCGCTTGGAATCCGCCCCCGGAACGTTCCTTCATTCCACCGCTGGCAAAGTCTTTCAAGCGCTGCCTTACCCCGCCTTGATTTCGTTTCAGATTCCTCATGCGCGCGAATCATGACGAGCAGAGAGTAAATCAAATCCATTGGATTTACTTTCACCGATTCGCGCGAATAGGTTTTGCCGTCAGCGACGGTAACAACTGTAATGCCCGCATTGATGATTTGGGCTAACTGCGCTTGTGCGACTACGGGTTCGGCGCGGGATAGACGGTCAAGCCCTTCCACGATAAGGACAGAGCCGGGGATAATAAGCCCTTCGGATATGTCGCGCAGGAATTCGCCAAGCGCCCCGGATTTGACGTGCTTTTGATGGAAGGCTGAAAGCCCCCTATCGCGCATCGTTAAGGCTTCGTCGAGGATCATCCCATGTTCTGCCGCGTACGTCTGGGCATAGCGGGTTTGACGTTCCATCGAATGCCCGTCGCCTTGCCTTTCCGAAGAATAACGATAATATGAATAGACCTTGCCCATAGGCGAAAGAGGGTTTCCCATAGTTAACTCATCTTGATTGAACATTTAATCCTCCTTTATACACGATTTTTGTTGCGGTTGCGCATGTTTCTTCGTGCGCCTGTTGTATGGGAATTGCGCTTTACTGGGTCCACTAGACCCCAATTCCCAATCAAAGTTTAGCGCACTTTCAAGAGACATCAAGCACGCTTGAAATCTGCCCGGTTCTACTGTGCGCGCCATAGTGGGAAGGCGAAAAAAAAGCGGGCCGAAGCCCGCCTGCGCTGTCCAAGCTGCGCCCCTACTGCGGGCGCGTGATGCGGATGTGTCCGTTTCCTTCAAGATAGTTGCGGTACGCAAGCAGCATCAGCAGCCATGCGGCGCGCTGCACATCTGCGCCAGCTTCCAGAACCACGCCGGATTCATCGACAATCGCCAGCCTTGCCGGATTGCCGCCTTTGGTCTTCGCCTGAATGCCCGTGCAAGTGGCAGAAAGTTCTGCCCGTTCAAAAGCTGGAATTTCGTTAAGGTCAAGAATCAGCATGGTTTCCCCTTTTATCGAATATCAACGCGCTTGCCGCGAACAAGGCGAGCGCCCGGAATATTTGCGCCATTCTTCAATGCTTCCCCGATTGCCGTTTTATCCGGCTGCGGCGGGGGCGCGGTTGGCGTCCTCATAAATTCGGCTGGAATCTGCCGGTCGTCGTCAATAATGACACTCGCGTTATTGGTGGCAACCCTGATGGAAAAATGCGGGCAGTCGATTTTCTGGACCCCGGCAAGCGTCATGCACTCCAAAAGATATTCGCGGATACTTGCTGCCCGGTTTTCCATCGCCTTTCGGCGGGCATACATTGCGTCTTCGGCTTCCATGATTGCCTTTGCATTCGCCTGCAAAGTCTTGATCGCATAGGCGACGTTTTGCGCCTTCGTTTCCAGCGGATAAGACTCGCCTTCAATAGTGTCTGCGATGGTCTGCGCATCGTCACCCGTCGCCATAAGCGCTTCGACCATTTGCCGATATTCGGCTGCGATTTCGTAAAGCGTTAATGCTGTCATGCTGTCCCCTTTTCAGTAAAGGCGCGCAGCTTCCCGCGCGCCCTGCTATCGCCTAAAACGGCACGTCGTCATCAGGCAGGCTATAACTGCCATTGCTATTGCCAGTCGGGGCCGGGTTATTCGCCGGGGTCTTTTTGCGCAGCGGCTTATCTTTCAGGCTAATAAGCACGTTGGACAGCATTTCGGGCGAAGTGCGGCGCGAAAGAATCTCGGTTGCCATCAGGCCGGTCTGCGATTGGAAGGCGGCATAAATGCCCATTTTCCAAGCCGTTTCGCCGGTCGGCGCACCGTCGAAAAACTTTTCGTATTCTTCCGCGCGCAGAAGGACGCCGATGTCTTTATTCATCAGACCATCAAAGCACGGCACGACTGCTTCAACTTCTTTGCCTGCCACGGAATCCCAATGCTTGACCTTTTGCGAGGTCGCGCGCAGTTCGCGCAGTTGCAGGCACGTCATCATCGCGTTAATCGTATTCAGGCCGGAAAGGGCCGTGCCGTCCTGTCGTTGGGTCCAAACATCGAAGCGGGTTTCGCGTCCGTCCTGCGCCTTGAAAGTAAAGCCGATTCCGTCCGTTTGGTTCTTCTGCGAAACCAGCTTTTCGGCGCGGGTGAATTTCCCAACGTACTTGCCAGTTTCGGTGATATAGCCGCTGACTGCATCGCCTGCGCGGGCTGCTTCGGGGTTCAAAGTGTACATAGATCGCCTTTCAATTAAGCCGGGTTAATTTCGAAATAGCCGCAGATGGCCGAATCGACCGCTTGCAAATCGTTGTCGATATGCTCGCCATCAAATAGACCAAGGGGGGATTTAACGGTGTCGTAACCGCTGTTTTGAGTCGAGAAAAAATATTGCCCATTGATGACAGCAGTACGCAAAACAATCGTGAAAAGCCCTTCGACCGTGATTTTGTCGTCAAGCATTCGGCCAATCGTTTTTGCACGGACTTTGCCGGATTCATCGGCGGCAGTATGGCCGAGGATATACACGCGAACATCGGGCGCAAGGTTGCTGGCGGCGTTGAGAATGTCCCATGCGTTTCTGCCAATATCATTAAATTTGTCGTAACCTTTTTCCTGATTGCGGCGCATAAACTCGTTGACCAATACATATTGGAAGTCGTCGAGGATGATTACTTTCCGCGCAGTCCGCTGCATCGCAGTAACAATCTTTTTGCTGTCATCAGTCACATAAACCGAGCCTGCCGGGGTCGCCTTCGTAATCGGCTTCCATGCGTTATTGCGGAAAGGCAGCGGCTTAGAAACAGCTTGGATAAGCAGCACGTTAGCGGGGTCGAGGTGGCGCAAGGCAGTAGTTTTGCCGGTCCCGCTTTCACCGAGAATCATCGTTGCAATGGACATTATTTAACCCCGTCCAAGTCTTCAAGCGCGCCACGGGCAGCAGTCGCCAGCGTGAGCAGATAACGGGCGCTGTCGTTGTGCTGCTGCGCCAATTTGACTTCGGCTTGGGCGCTTTTTACGTGGTGGTCAATCAGCTTGCGCAGATACCAGCGACGCAGCGTCTTGCCTATCACATACGGCGACAACATCGAGATTTCGCGGGCTTCTGCTGCGCCTTGGTCTTCTTCGTATTTGGTCATGTGTTCCCCTTCCGTCCGCCTTCGCACGATTGCGAATAGGCAACGATATGTTAATCTGACTTAACGAAAATGACAAGAGGAATTAAATGCCTGTTGGAATTTACCCGTTAAGGGTATGCGTAGCGGGTTGTCTGTTCGGCAACACACATTGCGAAGATTTCCTAACAAAAAATTTGCAGCAGGGATATGATTAAAAGCAAGTGCTGCGGTACACTGTACGGATATACAGTATCAAGACAAGAGGGGGGACGATGGCAGACTTGGACGACAAAGCGGCGCAAACCGCCGAGGCAATGGACCTGTTTCCGAAAATGGTTCGCGCCGACCGCGAAGTGATGCTGCGCTACATGCGCGCCCGCGTGGCGAAGTTCCGCGCAGAGGAGGAGGAGGAGGAGGAGGAGGAGCAAGAACGCTTGTTTGTCGCTCCTATCGCAACTTTAATGGTTGCTCAAAATATCGGCATCTTCTAGCTTATCAAGCCCGGCTGCAAACTCTAATAATTGGTCGCGCCCAAAAGGCGTTGCGCCAAAGAAATGCCTAATCAAGACCGTAAGCTGGTCTGCGGTTGTTCGCTCTGCATCGAGTGACGCGCGTATGTTCTTCTCGCGCTCTGGATACCCCCGCCCGGTTTCTAGCCAAACAGGGTCAACTCCTAAGAAGTCTGCCAGAGGTCGCGCATATGTCGAGCTTATGGCGTTCTCATTCTTTCGCCAGAGTGACACGGCAGCGGGGGTACATTTTGCCGCCCTTGCGCAGTCAGCCGCGCTGACTGTTTCGCCTGTTCGTTCAGCGCGTAGCCGCATTCCGAATTCAAGCCTGTCTGAAAGCAATAGAAAATTTTGCATAGTGTCTAGTCCCCGATTTGGCTTGTTTGTCCTAATCGGGAAGATGCTAACACACAAGTTTTAGACGGTGCATCCTAAACCTTGAAAGTCGCCCTTTAAGGTGGCTTTAAAGTCGCCTTGTGCCTTCAAAAACGTCCGCGCGTTTGAAACATCAAGCAAGCTAAATCTTTTTGTTAATCAAGCTTGACTGTTGGCATTGTTGCACCTAGACTATCGTTAAGTTGACTTGACGAATCATTGCAAACAGTTATGGCGCAGAGCATCGAACTACTTTTGGACGGTCCCGACACGCTGCGCAAGGCGCTTGCGATGCTGACCAAGGCAGCGCCCGCCTATTGGGGTCGAGGTCAACCCCTTTGGCTTTGCCTGACGACCCAAGAGCAGGCGAATACACCCGCGCAGAAGCGCTTTTGGAATGGTCCTGTGCTGGACGCCATCGCGGGGCAAGCCCGATGGGATGGCAAGCAGTTCCCGAAAGAGTTTTGGAAAGAGTATTACCGCCGCCGCTACCTGCTTCGGGATGAATTCACGACGCCGGACGGTGAAGTTTTCAATAGGTATTGGTCGACGGCAGACAAGTCTTTTTCAGTCCGCATGATGGCCGATTTTTTGGAAAAAGTGATGGCAGAAGCCGTCACGGAATGGGGGGTGGTCTTCAATGTTTAAACCGAATCCGCATGTGCCGAACGAGCCTTTCACTTCAAGCCCGGCTTTTTCGGCTTGGCTTGATGTCGCCTGCGACGGATACCCGAACGCCGACCGCGTGCCGGTTCCGATGCTGCTGCTGATGCAAAAGAACTTGAAGGACAAAGAAGCCAAGCGCCGCGCACGGAACGGGGGCTAATCGTGATCCAGCTTGCTTTTCACTTGGGGCATGAGGGCGCGGAACTGGCTGCATCGAAGGCAGACCGCGTACACGGCGATTGGACCGCAAAGGCGCTGGCAGCATGGTACGACCACGCCCGCGCGCATCAGCGCTTTACGTCCGAAGATGTGCGGCTTGCATATGCCGGGATTGTCCCTGCTGCGCCCGATCAACGCGCATGGGGCGCTGTCGCCCGCGCTGCGACTCGCAAAGACTACTGCAAGGCGGCAGGCATCACGCGCGCCAAGTCGCCCAAGGTACACGGCAGCTATACGACGCAATATGAGTCGTTGGTTTTTGCCGGGGTGGCGAAATGATGCGCCTGTACTTGGTCGAGCGTAACGGCGGGCGGCGTCTTGACCTTGGCGCATACCGCTTCAACGATGTTGCCAACTGCATGATTGCCGCGCGCCGTCGCCATCCGTTCATCGTGCGCTTGGAGCGTTCGCACGGTTGGGACTTCGAAGGCGTGCCAGAGCCGGGACCGCTGCGCCATCCGACGCGCGCAACGTCCTTTCCCGAACAACCGACCTTGCCGGGGCTTGAATGATTGTTGATCCTGATTTTCTGGACCATTGGAAAACGCGCCTTGTCCGCGACCTGCTGCACGGTGACGAACTCGCGCCGCTTTACATCCTGCGCATTTGGTCCCATTGCCAAGCACGCCGCAAGGCCGATGGAATCGAAATTACGGCAGCAGGGCTGCGCGCCTTGTGCCGCTGCACGACGAACGATGCAGCGACCCTTGAAAGCGCGCTGATCGAAGCCGGGTTCATCGAGCGCGAAGGCGATTCAATCCGCGTGGTCGATTGGGCAGAGCGTAATTCGAAGCTGGTCAAGGCGTGGACGAACGGCGCAGAGGGCGGGAAGGCCAAGGCAGCGAATGCCGCCAAGCGCAAGGCCGATGCCGTAGCGAACGCGAACCAATCGGCTACCGAAACGCTACCCAACGGCTACCCAAGCGCTACCGACGAGCTACCGATAAGAAGTAGAAGTAGAAGTAGAGAAGAAGAAGAACAAAAACAAAACCAAGATCAAAAGCAAAAGCCCGCGCGTGCCGCGCCGCCCGCACCCGATGCGCGCCGCCTGTTGCTGGCCGAAGGGGTGGACGAGCAGACCGCTGCCGACTGGATCGCGCACCGGAAGGCCAAGCGCGCCACGGCAACTGCAACGGTCATTGCAGACCGCAGGCGGGTCTGTGCCGAAGCTGGCGTGTCTTTGGCTGACGGCCTTGCCTTGGAAGTCTCGCGGGGCTGGCAGGGCTTGAAGGCTGAATGGATCGCAAATGCATTGACCAACCGCGCGCCGCAGTTGCCCTACCAGACGACGCAGGACCGGGCGCGGGGTTGGGCCGACATCGCAACGGGAGCAAACAACGATGAACGACGAATTATCGACATCACGCCAACCGCTGCCCCGCAGTTGGGTTGAACGGATTTCGGCACACATGCACTTGACCTATGGGAAGCGATATACAGACCTTTGGGGCGCGACTGACCCGAAGGCGTGGCTGTCCTACTGGTGCGAACAGTTGGCAGGCTTCACAGCAGCAGAAATCAAGCGGGGCATGGATGCGCTTGCAAGCCGCGAATGGCCGCCGACCCTGCCGGAGTTCAAGCGCTTGTGCCGCCCGCCCATCGACCCGCAGGCGGCGTTTTATGAGGCGTTAGAAGGCGTGCAGGCACGGGAGCGCGGCGAGCGTGGCGAATGGTCACACCCGGCGATTTATTGGGCAGCAGTCAAGGTCGGGGCTTTCGATTTGAAAAACACCGGGTATGGGCAAATTCAAAAACGATGGGAATCGGCCCTACAAGCGATTTTAGACGCCGGAAGCTATGACCCTATTCCCGACCCTGCTTTGGCCTTGCCTGCGCCCGGCAAATCGTTCCTGACGCGGGAAAACGAAGCGCGCCTGATGGCTGAACTCGGTGCAAGCGGGATTTTGAAGAAAAAGGCTAACCCGCGCGCGTGGATCGACCGCGTACGGGAACGTCAGCGCGCCGGGGATGCAACGCTGCCAGTTGCCGCGATCCGCGCTGCTGATGCTGCGGAAAGGGTAGACCCGAATGGAAGGGACGATTGATGAAAAGAATTGAAAACCGATGGATGGACTACGGCGGCGACTTCACGATTTATCGCATGGATCGCGTGATAAACGGTCGGCGCTACTCGTACGGGATCATGGTCCACGAATGGGAAAGAATCGTTGGCCGCGATGCGGTGGCAAAGAAGCTTTGGCGACTGCGTGCCAAGCTTGCCGACCATATCGCGCGCCAAGAAGCGATACATGCGGCGCGAAGCCCTGCGCGCCCGTGGTGGCAGGCCGGGGCAACCAAAGACTATTAACGGAGGAATAAACCATGCTGAAACCTTACGAACTGTTCGATGCCATCAAGCGTGAATTCGGCCTTAAAAATGATGCTGCGTTGGCGCGCGAACTCGAATTCACGCCGCCGCAGATTAGCAAGGTCCGCGCGGGCGTCATCGGCTGCACTGACACGTTGATTTTGCGTATCCATGAAAAGATGGGCCTGACCGTGCAGGAAATCCGCGAACTTGCCGCCAAGAGCGTTCAGCCGGAGGGCGCGACCGAGGGCGCGCACTAATGGCGCGCTCTAAGCTTGAAACCCTTTTTTGGTTGCAGATGCAAGGGTATGACCTGCCCTTGCCGGAACCCGAATATCGGTTTCACCCGTCGCGTATGTGGCGCGTTGACTTCGCGTGGCCTGAACTGAGGTTGGCTGTCGAAATCGAGGGCGCTATCTGGACCGGGGGACGGCATACGCGCGGCGCTGGCGTCCTTGGCGATATGGAAAAATATAACGCGCTTTCAGTGATGGGCTGGCGGCTGCTGCGCTTCGACGGTGATGCCGTGCGAACGGGTCGCGCTGCCCGCGAAGTCGATGCCTTGGTAACGCAGTTGGCTGGGCCGAACCAATAACGAGACAGGGGGACGCATGGACCGAATCAAGGCAGCATTGCGCGATTGGGCTAACTGGCATCTTCACCGGGAAAGCGGCGGCAGTCCCGGTGGTTATCCTCGGCAGTCTGCGTTCGCGGTCGAGCGCGTCCAAACGAGCAACCGCAGCACAGACACATATTCCGAATCGACCATGCCGCCTGACCTGCTGCGGCTTGATGTTCTCGTTGAACGACTCGCGCCGGGGCATAAGCGCGTTATTGCGGTCGAATACTTGGACCGGCGACCGCAAAAGGCCAAGGCCGAAACCTTGGGAATGTCCCGGCAAATCTATAGCGCGCATCTGCGTTGGGTCCATGAGCAATTGGACTTCGCCATGTACGAATTGCACCCTTTGCGGCATATCGCGCGGGATGGGAAATAACGAAGAAACCGCCATGAATGGTGCATAAGCAATTGTGCGCTCGGCTGGCTTGGTCCCGTGCAGAATGCATTACATCAACTCAACCATACCGAAGGGGAAAAGAATGCGAAATGCCAATATGCTTGCCTATGTCGCGCTAGTGTTTATTGCTGGTGCATTGGCGCTAACCCTGATTGCCAATATCGCGCCTGCCCTTCGCCAAGTGGCAACCAAGGTTGATGCGCTGATGGTTGGGCAACGATAAATAAATGGTTGTCATGACAATTTAGTTGTTGCAAGGGTTGTCATGCAGGATTTATATTCTTTTTCGTAGTGTGTATCACTGTCTCCGCAATTGATTGCCCCGCCTGCCGGGGCTTTTTTTATGCCCATTCAGCGCATTAGGGGACGCAAGCTGCAAGCGATCCGCAACAGGGTATTGCGAGCCAATCCCCTTTGCGAAGCCTGCCAGAAGCGCGCAGCCATCGAGGTTGACCATATAACCCCGATATTCAAAGGCGGCGATGATAACCCGCATATTGACGATAACCGGCAAGCCCTTTGCAAAGACTGCCATGCCGAGAAGACCCGGCGTGACTTGAACCGCAGGCAGCAAATCGGCTTGGACGGATACCCGATTGATTAACCTTGGGATATGCCAATGCTTTACATCACTAAGCAGGAAGCGATTGCATCGGGCCTGACGCATGAGGGAACGCTGTACGGCGTGCCTGCGTGGTTCGGTGAGGATGATGGGCATATCTGCATGGCAACTCCAAAGATTCCTGCGCTCACGCTTTGGTGTCTGTTCGCTGATGCATGTTACGAACTGGCATCGTACTTTCTCAAAGGTCATCAAGTGCTGCATTCCCCCATCCATATCCAAAGGGCAATCAAATGAGCGTGCGGGCAAAGTTCGTTGTTCAGACCATCACGCAATCGCAGGGATGGGGGAACAACCCGCGCATCTGGACGGTTCGCCTTGTCCCCGTCGCGGCTGCTGGTGCGCCAGAGAACGCAGCGTTCTATGCTGCAACGCCTTCGGGGTCGATTGATCTTTCTTTGGTGTCCGAATCCGTAGGGAAAGAGTTTGCCATTGGGCAGTCTTTCTATGTGGACTTCGTTCCTGCTGACAATTGATTGCCTGCTGGACAGGGGTAGGGCGTGTCCAAAGTGAAATGTTTCAAATCTTGGAACCCAGCCTGCCTTTCGTCCTGCGCAAAACCGCGAAAAACCAAGCGGGGGTTACTCGCAGGAATCGTTTCTACTAGGAATGGCCGAGGTCAATGTGGTTGAGCAACTTTCGATTCAATATTTCCCGATTGATTCGCTGATTCCGTACGCGCGAAATTCTCGCACGCACGATGAATCCCAAGTGGCGCAGATTGCCGCGAGCATTCGAGAATTCGGATGGACTAACCCCATTCTTGTCGATGGTGAAAACGGAGTAATTGCCGGGCATGGTCGATTACTGGCAGCGCGAAAGCTGGGGCTTAAAGAAGTTCCTGTAATCGAATTGGCAGACCTGACGGAAACGCAGCGCCGCGCATACATCATTGCCGATAATAAGCTGGCAATGAACGCCGATTGGGACGATGAATTGCTGCGGGTTGAACTGGAAGACCTGCACGGCGAGGAATTCGATATGGCTTTACTTGGCTTTGATCCTTCGGACCTTGCAATCCGAATGGGCCTTGGCGCAGATTTCGGCGCAGGGACCGAGGATAGCCAAGGCAAGCTTGATGAAAAAGCGCCGATGATCTGCCCGGCCTGCGGTCATGAATTCCACAAGTAAGCCGGTTCTGAAAATTGATTGGGCCACGCAAGAGTCGGCGCGCTTCGCCTGTCTGAATTGGCATTACAGTAAATCTATCCCTGTCGGCAAGCTGGTCCGCATTGGGGTTTGGGAAGATGGAAAGTTTATTGGCGTCGTCCTGTTTTCATGGGGTGCTAATAACCGATTGGGGCAACCTTACGGATTGGGAATGTTGGAATGCTGCGAACTGGTCCGCGTTGCGTTGACCAAGCATTGCACGCCAGTTTCCAGAATCTTAGCGATTGCCTTCCGGTTCCTGAGAAAACAAAGTCCCGGCATTCGCCTAGTAGTGTCCTTCGCTGATCCAGTGGCAGGACATCACGGCGGCATCTATCAGGCCGGGGGCTGGATTTACAGCGGCACTTCCGCACCGAGTTACGAGTTTTGGCATAACGGGCGCAGGCTTCAAAAGCGCGCATACACGGGCGAGAACTACGGGAAAGCGAAGATGGCTTTGCCGCTTGGTGCCGAGAAGCGCGCCACGCCGGGGAAGCATCGTTACCTGATGCCGCTTGACCCTGCAATGACCAAGCAG